AACCACGAAGAAAGATTCTTCATTTACGAAAACACCGTTTACGGATTACAAAAAAATCCTAATCACTTTAACGATGCATATTATGGCACTAATACTAACAATTGGGACAGTAAACTTTAAATAATAAAACAAAAAAAAAACAATTATGAAAGTTTCAAAAATATCACAAGGAATTTACAAAGTAACAGACAAACAAGGGGTTTGGATTGCTAAAGGTGGTTTTGCTACTGCAAACAATAAGTGGACTGCTTACGATGCAGAAAATGCAGATGACTGCTCAAATGAAAACAATTGGGCGGTTCAGTTTGACACTTTTAAGCAACTAAAAAAATATTCACAATTATTTTAAAAGAAAATAATTAACCGGCCGGATTTTCCGGCCTTTTTTTTGCATTATGAATCTAACAAAAGAACAACACCAACGATTGGTTGACATCATTGAAAACAAAGTGTTAAACGAATCGTTGAGGTGGGGAATAAGACCCGACGAACACCCCGACATTGATTTGTTTAAATCAATAAATCCCAACCCCTTTAATTAGGGGTTTTTTTATGTCTTTTATTTTTTTAATAACTTTGCGTTATGGCAACAAAAACCAACATATTAAAAAACAATTTATTGGAAGCGTTGGAAAAATCAATGGGGATTGTGACAACCGCTTGCAAGCGCGTTAAATGCAACCGTTCAACGTTTTATAAGTATTACAACAACGACAAAGATTTCCGGGACAAGGTTGACGAATTACAAAATTATACTTTGGATATGGTCGAATCAGAATTGCACAAACAAATAATGGAAGGCAACACAACCGCGACAATCTTTTATTTGAAAACAAAAGGAAAAAAACGTGGATTCGTTGAACGCCAGGAAATCCAAATGGACGGCGCCATTGAATCAAAAGTAATTGAATGGAATCCGGCAAAGGAACAATAAAAGAATTTTGTAACGTCCAATTTTACCAAACGTTAAATTCCAAGGCGCGCATTAAGGTACACCAAGGCGGGACACGTTCGGGAAAAACTTATGCGATATGTCAATATTTGATTTATCGATTGACGACGACCAAAACCCCGATGACAATATCAGTTGTTCGAAAAACCCTTCCGGCGCTCAAACGAAGCGTTTTAAGGGACTTTATTTCAATAGCGACCAAATTGGGTGTATATTACAAAGGAGAGCATAACAAGGCCGAAAACGTGTTCAAATACAATGGTTCAATTGTTCAATTCCTTTCAACCGACGACCCGCAAAAAATCCGTGGTGCTAAACACGATATTTGTTTTCTGAATGAAGCTAACGAATTAGATTATGAATCATTCCGCCAATTGAATATGCGAACCGTTGGCGAAATGGTTATTGACTTTAACCCGTCGGACCCGGTCCATTGGTTATATAATGAAGTCATTGAACGCGACGATTCAGACTTATTTATCACAACGTACAAAGACAATAAATTTTTGCCGTCTGAATTGGTTAAGGAAATCGAACGGATTAAAGAACGCGACCCGGACTATTGGCGTGTTTATGGCGAAGGTCAACGCGCCGTGTTTTCAGACCGTCAAATCTTTACGAATTGGAAATATATTCCATTGGCCGATTTCCCGGAATTTGATGAAACGGTTTTGGGAATTGACTTTGGATTCACAAACGACCCGTTGGCAATCGTTGAGGTTGGCAAAATAAAAGATAAATTGTATATCAATGAATTGATGTACAAAAAAGGAATGACCAACCGCGACATTGCGGACTTTCTTAAATCCATAAACAAAAACGATGTGTTGGCCTTTTGTGATTCAGCGGAACCAAAATCCGTTGTGGAATTGCGACAAATGGGCGTGTTGGCAAAAGGTGCGGTCAAGGGCGCCGGGTCCATTAGCGCCGGAATCAGTTTGTTAAAGGAACACGAAATAATTGTTTCCAATGAATCAACGAATTTAAAACAAGAACAACACACATACTTTTGGCAAAAGCTAAAGGATGAAACAATAATCAACAAACCGATTGACGCCAACAACCATTTAATGGACGCGTTGCGTTACGCCGTTTATTCAAAGTACAAAAACCGGACGGAATTTTTCGTCGTTTAAAATCAATTTTAAATTTTGTATTTTTACGAAAATTTTACACCGCAATAAAATATGGCAAGTTTATTCGACCGCTTTAAATCCCTATTGATAAAAAATTCCCAACAAACGGCCGCGCAATATAACCGCGCGATTTATAATTGGTTAGGCGATTCCATTGTTTGGAATCCCGAAAACGACGATTCCTATATTACGGAAGGTTACAGAAAAAACGCGACGATTTATTCATTGATTAATTTAATCACAAAAGCCGCGACAACGATTCCGTTTCAAGTTTATGAAAAGACAAACGAAAACGATTATAAACGTTACAAGGCGATGACGTCCGGGATAATGGACGCGTCAACAATCCACAAAGCGGCGATGTTGCAAAAACGTTCGTTGGTAGAATTAGAGGACACCGAATTGCATAAACTATTGGAACGGCCGAATCCGGCGCAATCTTACAATTCATTTATTACGGAATTAATCGCGTTCGGTAAACTAACGGGCAACCGTTACATTTATGGAATAGGCCCGGACACGGGCGCCAATGTTGGTAAATATTCCGAATTATATGTGATGCCGTCGCAAATTATGGAAATCGTTTCGGGCGGTATGATGCAACCCGTCGCAAAATATAAAATCGAATATAACGGGACGTTTGAAATACCGGCGTCCGAAATATGCCATATAAAAGATTTTAACCCGTATTATGACGGGACCGGTTCACACCTTTACGGTCAATCGCCATTGCGTGCCGGTTTACGTTCATTAACAACAAACAATGAAGCGACACAAACGGGTGTTAAATATTTACAGAACCAAACGGCCCGCGGTTTATTAATGAGTGACGAAGGGGACATCAACGAAGTGCAAGCGCAACAATTAAAAGATAAATTCAGAAAACAATTCCAAGGTTCGGACAATGCCGGGGACGTTATTATCACACCGAAAAAATTGTCGTGGGTTAACTTTGGATTAAACGCCGCGGACGTTTCATTGATTGAACAATATAACGCGTCAATAAAAGATTTGTGTAATATTTACAACGTGCCGGTCCAATTGTTAAACAACACGGATTCGGCGTCATATAACAATATGAAGGAAGCCAAAAAAGCATTATATCAAAATTGCGTGATTCCGGAATTGTTAAAGATTAAAGACGAATTGAATCGTTGGTTGGCGCCTAAATATGGCGAAAAACTTTGCATTGAATTTGATTTTTCAGTTGTGCCGGAATTACAAGAAGAAACCGACAAAGTCGTGGACCAATTGACCAAGGCGTGGTGGTTAACACCAAACGAAAAACGCGCCGCAATGAATTACGGAAAAGACGAACAAACGTCACAATTAGACGATTATTTTATCCCGGCGAATTTAATTCCGATTCAATCAAACGACGTTGAAATGCCGGTCGAAAACATTGACGTTGACGTCAACAAGTTTTTAAATAAAAGTTTGGTTCCGGGAATGACGGACGTTTTCACAACGATTGAAGAAGCCGAAGAACGCGCCGAAGAATTAGGCGGGTCCGGACATCACGAACACGAATTCGACGGCAACGTTGTTTATATGCCATTTAAAACACATTCAGAATATGAAGAAGCGATTGAGGAATCCAAATATCATCACGACGAAGACGAACAAAAACAAATGTCTGCACGATTAAGAAAGGCACTAAAAAAAAAAGCCGACGACCATAACGAAGCGGTAAACAATGCAGCGAGTAAAAAAACAACCGTCGCAACCCTTTTCAAAGTTTATGAACGTGGAATCGGCGCGTATAGGACCAACCCGTCAAGCGTGCGGCCGTCCGTATCGTCGCCGGAACAATGGGCAATGGCCCGCGTAAATTCTTATATATACGCGTTAAGAAACGGCAAATTCAGAAGTGGAAAACACGACACCGATTTGTTGCCGGAAGGCCACCCGATGAGTTCAAAAGACAAACCAACAGAAAAGGCCGAAACGTTTTCAGATTATCCACAAACCGCAACCAATAACGCTAAACGAATGTTGGAATGGCGCGAAAAATACGGCGATGAAGTACGGGCCGGAACCCCAACGGGGTGGCGTCGTGCGTCGATGTTGGCCAACCGTGCGCCATTAACAATTGAAATGTTGAATCGCATTAAATCATTTTTTGCACGTCACGAAGGCAACCAAACAATCGCCGACCGTTACAAAGAAACGCCGTGGCGCGACAATGGTTTTGTTTCGTGGAATCTTTGGGGTGGTACTGCAATGCGCGATTGGGTTAATAAGAAACTAAACGAAATCAACGATTAAATGCCAACACCAAAACCCAACGAATCCGAATCAAACTTTGTGGCGCGTTGTGTTGTTGACCCGGAAGCCGTGAAAGATTTCCCGGACAATGAACAACGAATCGCGTTTTGTTATTCCCAATATGAACGGGCGCAAACAAAAAAATATTTGGTTAAGAATTACAAAAGGAATTGGCAACGTGATTTTGAAAAACAATTGGACATTGCCGAACGCAAAGAATCGGCAAAGGTTCGGCGTTACTACAAACAACAATACAACAAAGGGATTGAAATATTTTTAAACGAGGGTCCAAACAATTTTCAAACGTTATTTAAAAACACCGATTTGTTGGAAATATACAAATCCCTTTACACAAATATCGGAATGCGGTTCGCTAAATGGTACGCGAAAAACTTTCAAAAATATATTCCAAAATCTTTTGACACGTCCCAATTTGATGACCTTTGGTTTTCCAAACAATTACAATTAGGAAATGCTATTGGCGCCGAACGCGTTACATTGGTGGCCGGTACGGCCAAAAAAACGTTGATTGATATAACACAACGATTTATGAAAACGCCGGAATTCCAAACATTGGGCGCCGTTGAACGTGGACGTATATTGCGAAATCAATTCAATCAATATTCACAATACCAAGCCGAACGCGTTGTTCGAACCGAAGCAACCGCGGCGGCTAATTTTGCCACAATGCAAGCGGCACAAAGTATTTTTCCGGGCAATCAATTGATGAAGGAATGGTCCGCGGCGTTTGACGATAGGGTCCGCGATACGCATTCAGAAGCCAACGGCCAACAAGTTATGAACGACAAACCGTTTATTGTAGGCGGTCAACAAATGATGTTTCCCGGCGACCCCGCGGGTGGTGCGGCCGAAGTTATCAATTGCCGTTGTTCTGTTATTCACATACCGGTGGAAGGTGCGCAAACCATTGGCGAAATAACAGACATTAACTTTGGATTAAGTGGTGGCGGACAAACCGGATTTGGATTGGGACGATTTGCAAACACTATTGGTTCAACAATTGTTTCGGGCGCTCAAAATGTAGCGCAAAGAACCGCCGCGGCTTTTAAAAATGTTAGTGAATTTAAAAAAGGTTTAACGGATTTATTTTCACGATTTGGCATTGATTTAAACACAATAACCGCGTCCCGAAAATTAACAATTCAACAATACAATTTAATTTTTGACGAATTAGAAAAATTGTTTTCAAAATACAATTTTGGTTCATTAGAAAACCAAACGTCAATAAAAATGATGTTTAAAAGTGGTTCAAGGACATACGGGTATGTTTCGCGTTACAAAGTTAGTGGTAAATTAGCTAAAATAAATTTAGGCGATTTTATAGACGATGTAGCAAGCAGAACCCGAATATTAGAAGATAAATTGACGCGTCGTTGGTTTAGTGCTATTGACGCCGATAAAATGTTGTTAGCGACACCGGTTCACGAAATGACCCACGTTTTATTGCATTCAAGTATGAAAGGAAAACGGGAATTGTTAGACAAAATAAGAGAGGTTCGGCGCCAATATTATAATGAAATTAGAGCGTTAAGGGACGCCGGCAATATTAAAAAATACAATGAAATTTATATTGGACGTTATGCGTTACATTCATTAGACGAATTTATCGCCGAATCATTTACGGAATACACATTGAATTCAAATCCGTCAAAATATGCGCGTATGATTGGCGAATTAATAGACGAATATTTATCAAATTAAAAATGGCTACATTAAAAGAATCAAACAAAAACAATTGTTTTCATTGCAAAAATTTTAATGAATTTCAAGGCAATTGTAAAGCATTTCCAAGCGGTATTCCTTACGGCGTTGGAACATTAGAACCACACGACAAACCAATTGAAGGTCAAAAAAATAATATTGTGTTTGAACGTGGCGAACCAAACCAAAACTAAATTTCAAAATTCGTATATTTACAAAAATTTTTCTTATGAATACAATTCTATACAAAGCGGCGCCCGTTGGCGAATTAATCGACGCCGACGAAAAGGCCGGAATCATAAAAGGTTACGGAAGTTATTTCGGAAATAAAGATTCCGACAATGACGTAATTATGAAAGGCGCTTACAAAAAAACAATTGCCGAAAACGGGGACCGTGTTAAATATTTATACCAACACGATATGAACCAACCAATCGGCAAAATGACGGAATTGTATGAAGATGACAAAGGTTTGGTTTTCGTTGCTGAAATCGCAAAAACCCAATTAGGAAAAGACGTTGTCGAATTAATGAAATCCGGCGTTATTACTGAAAATTCCGTGGGGATTATGCCAATTCAAAAAAACAACAAAGGCGATTACCGCGAAATAACGGAAGTTAAATTGTACGAAATTAGCGCCGTTACATTAGCTGCAAACGACCAAGCCAAAATATTAGACGTCAAAGGAAACATCGACGTCGAAAAACTTTCAAAGCGTTACGACAACCTTTCAAAACTAATTCGCAAAGGGGATATTTCCGACGAAATGGCGTTCGCTATTGAAGCCGAAATCTTGAAATTAAAATCGTTATTTGTGGAATTCACAAAGCCGGCCGCCGACGTCACTTTGCCGAATGTCGAAACAAAACAAGACGATTTCGATGTATATGACTATTTATTAAATTCTTTAAAATCTTAAAAAAATGAACGAAGAAGCAAAAAAGCAACTCGACCAATTAGGCGATTTAATCGACGCCAAAATTGAAAAGGCGTCCGGACAAGCTATTGAAAGCGCAACCGGAAAAGCCGACCAAATGTTGAAAAACGAGATTTCAAATCTTGTTGAAAAATTCAACGAAAGAATGGACGCCATTGAAGTGGCCAACAAAAAAATGAACGTACAGAACGAAACAAAATCATTCAAAGGTTCATTGGAACACGAAATCAAAAATGGTGCATTAGACGGTTTAAGAAACGGAAACCAAAGAAGCGCCCGTTTTGAAGTTAAAGCCGCCGCCGATATGACAATCGCAAACAATTTTACCGGCGAAGTTATCCCCGCGCAAAGAGTGCCAGGATATAAGTTTGACCCAACAAGACAAGTTCACGTTCGTGAATTGATTCCGGTTGGTTCAACAAGTTCGGACGTTGTGCGATTCATCAAAGAAAGCGCATACGAAGATGGTGCAGCACCTAAAAACGAGGGCGCAACATTAGGTCAATCGGATTTCGATTTCACGGCAAGCGATTCCAACACACAAAAGATTGGAACATATTTCAGAATTTCTGAAGAAATGTTAAACGACACACCGCAATTGACATCATATTTGTCAACGCGTGCGCCGGAAAAACTTTTGTCAGTTGAGGACGACCAAATCTTAAATGGTAACGGAACGGCGCCAAACCTTTCGGGAATCATTACAGACGCGGCCGATTTCGCCGCCGGTGGATTCGCCGACGCTATTGAAAGCGCAAACGAATTTGACGTGTTAACCGTTGCAATGAATCAATTGGCATTGGCTAATTATTCCGCGGATTACATTATGATTAACCCAACAGATTTCCATAAAATCTTATTACTTAAATCGTCGCAAAACGAATATTTGGTAAAAGATTGGAACCAAGGATTGCAACCAAGAATTAACGGCGTGCCGGTAATTTTAACAACTGCAATCACTTCCGACAAATACTTAATCGGAAACTTTAGCGTTGGAACACAACTTTGGGTTCGTGACAATGTTGGTGTTGAATTCTTCCGTGAAGACGGAACAAACGTTCGTGACGGATTCGTAACGGTACGCGTTCAAGAACGTGTGGCGCTTACAAATTACCTACCAAATGCGTTTGTAAATGGTGACTTTAGCGTTGACAAAGCAGCATTAGAAACGCCATAATTAGGTTTTTAACTAACCACAAAAAGGGTCCGGAATTCGTTTTCGGGCCTTTTTTTTATGCTTTATTTTTAGGCCCTCAACAGATAAGAATGTAAAAAAAACAAAAAAAACTTTAAAAAAAACTGAAAAAATTTTTTTAATTCAATAATGCGCCATATATTTGTAAACGAATTAATAAAACAATTACTAAAAAAAATTAAACATTATGAGAATTTCAGAAATACAAAAAAGATTGCCAATTTTAGAAAACAGAATCAAAAATGCCTATAACGGCGAATTGTGTAATCAAGGCGTTTACAATGCTTTGATTGCTAAAGAAAATGCGGTCAAAAGAATGGAACGGGCAATGGAAAACGAAACTTTTAGTGACTCAAAAGAAATAAAAGAACATTGGGAAATTATCAAAGAACAAAGAATTGATATTAAATTATTAAAATTAATATCGTACTAAACAAAAAAATTAACCGGCCCGTTTCGACGGGCCACAATTTTAGAAAAATGAAAACAAAAACCGGATTAACAATCATTCACGACGGCAACCGCGTCAACGTTTACACACAAGACGAAATACGAAAGAATAATGACGAAAACAAAATCGAAACGTGGATTTTAAGCGTTTTAAGTTACTTAAAAATAAAAAGATGAGTAATATACCAAATCATTATGATAACGGCTTAAAACACGATTTAATTGACGTTATAGCGTCTTATGAATTAAACTTTAATCGTGGCAACGTTTTGAAATACGTTGTTCGCGCCGGAAAAAAAGACAATGAAATTCAAGATTTAGAAAAGGCGTTGGATTATTTAGAGCGCGAAATAAATCATTTAACAAATAAAATAGATATTAAAAATTTTTAATTATGTGGGGATTAAATTATTTTCCGGGCGACGAACCCGAATTTGAATGCGCGGTTTGTGGCGTTCCATTATTTGAAGATGTTTACGTTTGTTCGAACGCGTGTTTCGAAGCGGACCAATTATAACATTATGAAAAAAAATATTAAGTTTTTTTTAACAATTTCGTTTTGGGGTTTTTCCATTCGTCAAATAATGTTATTTAACGATATGCCAGCGGCGTTGTTCCTCTTTATTTTGGGGGTTTGCGTGGCGTTGGCAAACGACACCTAAATTTCATAATTTAGTTTTTTTTAGTTAGTTAATGTAAAGGCGGTCAAATTTTGGCCGTCTTTTTTTTTATAACTTTGGGTTTATGAATGCAAATCTTTTCGGTTGTTTTGCTGAATATAAATTCGCCGTTATGGCAATGGAACACGATTTGTTGGTTTCTTTTCCATTATTACACACGTCAATTTATGATTGCATTGTTCAGTCTGAAAAGGGTTTGTCCAAGGTTCAAATAAAAGCATTAAACGAAGATAAACGGACCCGTAAAAGAATTAATTTAGTTGACAGAAGCGGAAGGCGATATCAAAAAAACGATGTTGATTTTTTCGCCATATATTCAAAACAACGTGACGGTTTTTTCATAATTAAAAACGATTTAAAAATCCAATCATTTACGGTTGGTTTAGAAAAATATTCAATTTATTTTAATAACTTTGCACTACTTTAATGTTTTCATAATTGTTTTCTATTCTGAAAAGGCGCCGCAAAATGAAGTGGCGCTTTTTTTTTATCTTTACAAAAAATTAATCGTATGGAATTAAAAATAAAACAATCAATTTTGAGAGGTGGCAAACGTTACAATGAAGGCGACAAAATAGAATTGCCGGACAACGTGGCCCAAAATTGGATTGACAAAGGTTTTGCGTCAAAAGTTAGTAAAAAGCAAAACAAAGAAAAAATCGAAACTAAAGAATTAAAGGTCCAAAATTTAGAATCAAAAGACGATGCGACAAATCAAGATTAATTCCACAACCGGCAATGAATTATTGACCGCTCAAAACGTCAAAGATTACGTCCGGATTGACACGTCGGCCGACGACGCAATCATTTCTGCAATTATAACCCAAGCGCGCATTTGGTGCGAAAACTATATTTCACGGGATATTGTTGCAAAGAACCGAACGTATTATTTAGACGAAACAAACGGATTGTTTGATTTGCCATTTGGTCCGGTTGCAAGTATTGAATCAATCACAATCAAAGGCACGGCAACAACCGATTATGAAACGCGGGGGTTGGACAATGAAACCATTGAATTAGACGGCGGACCGGCCGAACAAGTGAAAGTCACTTATATAACCGCCGGGCAAAATGATTCATTAATCAAACAAGCGATGTTACAATTGATTTCAACATATTACGACAACCGCGCCGATTTCGTTGAAGGTAATTCCCGCGGGATTGGAAGTTCCGTTGAAATACCAACATCAACAAAATCAATTTTAACGTCATATAAAACAATGTTTTTGTAATGAACGCCGGAAAACTAAATTCAAAAATCACAATCAAACGTTTAACAAAAACGGCCGACGGTTTCGGGGGTTACAATTCCACGTTGTCAGACGTCGCAACGGTTTGGTGCGATTTAAAACAAATTAAAGGCGAAATCGTGGACAAGTTCGGCAAACGCGAACAAGACATTGAAGTTGAAATCACAATGAGAAAAAAGACCGCCGATTTAATACAATTAGGCGACATTTTCACATTGGAAAATGGTTCACAAAAATATCGAATCAATGACAAGTTTGAATTTGATTTGGATTTTTACACAAAATTATTGGCGACAAAATCGGAATAAATGCAAACGAATTTCATAAAAATAAAACAATCGGATTTGTCAAAACTTAAAAAAAAGTTAGACAATTTGCGCGCGTTTGATTCCAAAACATTGTCCGCCGAATTAGGCAAAACGGGATTGGAAATTGTGGCCACGGCCAAAAGAAACGTAAAAGTTGACAAAGGCGCTTTAAAACAATCCATTAAGGCCCAACGGTCCGGTAAAAAAATAAACATCGTTGCGGGCGCTAATTATGCGCCTTACGTTGAATTCGGAACCGGCGGAATGGTTGATTTAACCGATATGATTGAATTAGGAATTCCGCCAAGTTACGCGGCCCAATTTAAAGGCAAGGGAATAAGGGAAGTAAATTTACCGGCGCGTCCGTTTTTCTTTAATGCCGCGCGGATTGGTTTTCGCAATTTATTGGTCCGATTAAATAAAGAAATTAAAAACGCAATTAAATAATGTTTGAAGCTATCCATTATGTACGAAAAGCAATAATCGCCAAGTTGAACGGCAACGTTTCAATTGACGGTTCGGACGTCCCGATTTATAATCGGGTCCCAACAAACGCGACTTATCCATTTATACGGGTTTATTCGGTTTCAAATGACGAAGTGGACCAAAACCAAACGTCGTTTAATTTCGAAACAATAACGCGCATTGAATGCGTCACACGATACGCAAGTGACGACGGCGGGGAATTAGATTGCAATTTAATGGTTTCGCAATGTTTAGAACAATTACGGACACGGTCGGGAAATTACATTGATATTGTTTCGGACGGGTTTAAAGTTTACACAAGCGTAAACGAAGGCGTTAATTATTTGCAAGACGATTTGGCGGACCATACATATTTCCGCGCAATTATTGAAATATCAAACAAAATTGAACAATTGTAAAATGGAAGATTTGAAATTATATCTATTGAACACATTTTCGTTTGTCGTTTCATTTACTGAAATCGACGCGGTTTTAAAAATATTATTGTTAGCGGTTTCAATAGGTTACACCGCACAACGTTGGTACTTATTAAATAAACAAAAAAATGGAAAAAATAAGCAATAAAATTGTGGCATTATCCGGAACCCTTTTGTTGGGCGTTGCCGGTTGGTTGGTTACGTCGGTTTATTCAATTCAAGTTGACACCCAAATAATCAAAGAAAAAATTCAAAAGGTTTACGCGGACAATTGCCCTTATTGCGTACACGCGGCGCATTCGAGCATTGCCGAACACCCATTGTTGGCGCCCACGATTAAACATTCACACCGTCACATTGGCGACGAAATAATTTTGGTTAATGAGTAAAATTGACGAAAATACCGAATTGACATTTGATTTAAAAACAATCGTCATAATTGTCGGCGGGATTGCGTCGTTGATTGGTTTATATTTTACGTTACAAAAAGATATTCAAGAAGCCAAAGAATTGCCAAAACCAACAATAACGCGGACCGAATACGATTTAAAAGACCAATTGATTCGCCAAACAATAATGGACACCCAAAAAAAGGTTGACGAAAACGGCGACAAATTAGACAAAATTGAATCCCGATTGTACGATTTAACGACCAAACAATGAAACGAATTTTAATTTTATTATTGTTTTATTCAGCATTTGCCAACGCGCAAAAAGTTATTGTTTACCAAATCAATGCCGATTGGAATAAACATCACACATTGGATTTGAATTTAAAAAACTGTAAATATATTTTTGCGGACATTGAACAAATCGCGCCAAAAATTCGTGAATCAATTGTTTCATTGCCGGCGATTTTAATATATAAGGAAGGCCGAAACCGTCGTCAATATATGGGCGGGATTGACTTAAAATTGGACGTTACAGAAAAGGAGATTCAGCAATTTATTAATGAATTAAACAATGACTAAAAATTTTAAAATAAACGAATTTGAATGTAAAGGCAATTTAAAAGGTTGCCAATGTAAAATGACCGCCGACGTTAAAAACAATTTGACGAAATTAGCGGACCAATTGCAAATTTTGCGTGACAAAGTAGAAAAGCCAATTAAAATAAATTCCGCTTTTCGGTGCGAATCCTGGAATGAAAAATGTGGCGGGTCAAAAAATTCACAACATAAATTGGGAAAAGCGGCGGACATTGTTATTAACGGAATGACGCCAAACGAGGTTCACGAATTGGTTTGTGAAATGGTCGAATTGGGACAAATAAAAATTGGCGGAATTGGCAAATATAACACGTTCACACATTTAGACATTCGCGATTATAAGGCGCGTTGGGATTATACAAAAAAATAAAATTATGCCACGAAAAAAATTTAAAGACACGAAAGTTGGACAATTTATTTTAAAAAAATTACCGGGATTTGTTGGCGAAGTATTGCCGGATAAAGGCGTTTTGGGCGTTGTTAAAAATCTAATTGACAACGAACCGGAATTGACCCCGGAAGAAAAAACCGCAATGCACGACGAATTGATTGAATTCTATAAATTGGAAGTTGCGGACCGCGATTCAGCGCGTAAACGTGAAGTTGAAAAGGCAAAAACCGGCGGTTTCGATTTAATGTTTAATTTAACCGGAATTATTGGTTTGGCTGCATTTGCGTTTATTATTTACGCGATTGTTTATTTGCAAATCCCGGAATCCAACAAGGAAGTTTGGATTCATTTAATTGGTATTTGTGAAGGGATTGTTTTATCAATATTCGGTTATTTTTACGGTTCCGCCGTACGCAAAAACAAATAATTATGGCGCGCAATAAAAACGTTTTAAACACATATAAGAAACAAAAAAAGCGTCGCAAAGGGATTCATTCAAAAAAGAAAACATCGTCACTTAAAACGTCTAAAAACTACAAAAAGAAATACAACGGCCAAGGCCGATAAAATTTAAAATTATGGCAACAAGACCCCTATATTCATTTAATCATTTTTCGCGAATGCATTACGGCGATTTTGGAATCCGTTGTTTGGACAAAGACAACGTCAAAGGTTTGACGTCGTCGCCAAGTGGCGAAACATATTGCAAAATCCAAGTTTTAAAAGACGCCGAAATCACATTCACAAACGGACACACCGAAGGCCAACAAACATTCACGGCAATTGAGATAAAAGAAGGGCAAACAATTTATGGCGAATTTTCAAGCGTTACAATGGTCAACGGAATTGCGCTTTGTTATTTGCGACATAACAATTAAAATTTTAATTTTTGTATTTTTGCTAAAAACAAATTTATATGTCATTAGCAGACGACGCAAAAATTCTTCTTATTCCGTCCGGTTATAAAACCGACACACCAAACGGAAAATTATATTCAGTTTTTCCAACAGACGGAAATCAAGATTTTAGAATTGATAGAGCAACAACCGGAACACGAATAAATCCAGGCGGTTTAATTGAAACAATGTTAGCAGACACACCGCGTTTGAATCATTATGGCGGAAATTGTCCGTCGGTTTTACGAGAGGTTGGACGAACAAATTTAATGGCAAGTTCGCAAGATTTTAATTATTCAGGTTATTCAAGAACAAGATGTACAGTTGATTCAACAAATTTAATTGCACCGGACGGAACATTGACCGGAAATAAAATTGAATCAACAAATACAAGCGTTGCGAATATAAGGGAATTTTTAAGCATAACGGCCGGAAGTGATTTTTCAATGAGTTTTTTCGTAAAAAAAGGAACCGGAACGCATATTTCAACCGGTATTTTTAATTCATCAAGTAATAGTTTTGTTAGATATTTTGTTGATTTGGAAACAATGGAATATGACGGTTCATTGTCCGAAGTTGGTAGCGAAATAAGTTTAATTAGTAGACAAATTATTGATTATGGGAATGGTTGGAATCGAATTATCACAAACGTTAGCACAAATACAACAACCGGATTGAATATATATATTTATCCACAAACAAACGGAACAACGTTTGCGTCAACAATTGGCGAATACAATTATTTTTGGGGTTGGCAAACGGAACAAGGAATTGGCGCAACAAGTTATATAAAAACAACAACCGCAAGCGTTACGCGTAATTTAGACAATATAAATTGCGAAAATGAAACTTATGAAACCGGCAATGATGTAACGTGGTTTTTAGATTTTGATAGTTATACCTTTACAAATAGTTTTAGACCGCTAATTGTTATAAGAAATTCCGGTTTTACCGAAACAATGGATTGGATTTCATATAATAGTGGTAGTGATTATTATTTTAGAATGAGGGTTACAAATCAATCATCATTGCAAACAATTATAGCATTTGGACAAAATGCGATTCAAATGTTTCAAAGAAATAAAGTTGCGCTTCGTTTATATGGTAGTAATTATGAAATTTATGTTAATGGCGTTCGAGAGTACACCGGAACATCAACAAATGGCGATTGGAAAATAATAAACAATTCAGCAATTTTAAATGATTTCGGTAGTCATTCCGAAGCGCCGTCAATGAAATTATACGATTTCCGCGTTTATGATAAAACAATGACGCAATCGGATTTAGAAACATTAACAACATTATAATTATGGCACATATAGTTAAAAAATACGAGTTTGAAAATGAATCAATCGTTGATTCTTTAATCACTAATTTAGGCGTTGAAACCGACGACGACGGTAACGAATATCCAACACACGAAAACGCCATTGTTAAAATTGGTTATTTTGTTGTTACGGACGGCGAAATTGACGACGACGGAAACGAAATCACACCGCCGGTTTTATACGATAAATTTTGCGTTGACGTTTTTTGGCAAGACGAAAACGATTCAGCAATTGCCGATTGGTCCGCGTACGAAATAACAATACAAGACGAAGGCGTCCACCAATTCGCCGGGATTAATTATATCACGGATTAATAAAATAAATAATTCGTATATTTACAAAAAATTTAATAAACTTTAAAACATAAAAATATGGCTACGACTGGAGCATTTAACGGGACTGATTTAATCTTAAAAGTTGAAACGGTAACGGTTGGACACACAACAAGTTGTTCAATGAGTTTTTCAATGGACACACCGGAAGCAACAACAAAAGATTCAAACGGATTTTCGGAATATATTGGCGGCGTAAAAGGCGGCGAAATATCATTCGAAGGTTTGGTCGCTTATGACGATAGCGCAAACGCTATTGAAATGGCGGATTATTTATTGGCGCGTACACAATTAACGTGCGTATTTGGAACCGCCGAAACCGGCGACGCGGTATATACTGCGGAAGGATTTTTGACATCTGTTGAAATGTCCGCGGAAATGGAATCGGCCGTGACTTATTCCGGGTCAATCACAATAACCGGCGCGATTACTAAATCCACAAATTAAGAAATTAAAAGTTTATTATTTTTGGCCGCCGTCATTTTTTGGCGGTGGCTTTTTTATTAACGACAAACAACAAACAAATGGCAAACAAAAACAAAGGTTACATCGACATTGTTGTCGGTGGCAAAAAACGAACCCTACATTTTTCAATGAATTTTTGGTCGGAATTTACCGAACAATTAAATATTTCCTTACAAGACATTGGCAACGTTTTCGAAAATGGTATTTCATTAAAGGGTTTACGGGCGTTAATTTATTCCGCTTTATTGGCAAACGACCAAGAACAAGGAAATGAAATTGACTACAATATTTTCACGGTTGGTTCGTGGCTTGACGATTTAAAACCCGAAGTAATAAACGACATTGTCAACACAATGTTGGAATCTAAAATTTTGGGTAATTCCTTAAATTTAGAAGTTGAAAAAACGGGAAAGCCAAAGCCGTCAAAGAAATAAATTTTTTAACCTTAACCGATTATTACATCGGTTTGGTTGGCATACACCCGAACGATTTTTGGCGGCAAACGTGGCGTGAAAATGCATTGGTTGCGGAAGCATACCACAACCGCGTGAATTTGGATTGGGAACAAACGCGATACATTGCCGTAATGATTCACAACGTCCAATGCACCAAGCGTTCACAAATGTTGAAACCCGAACAATTGTTTGAATTGCCGGTTGACAAAATGCGAAAACAAAAACGCGACAAACCACAAACAACACCCGAACAACGCCAGGCATTTGAAGAAAAAATTAAGGGTTTAAAGTTCGAAAAATTAGACTAAAAAAGCCCAAAAGTAGCAAAAACACACACACGATTTAAGGTCGTTTTTAGCCGTTTTAAGCGCTTTTTACCCCTTTGTGGTATCGTTATACCAAAAAATCGAGAAAGTCCAACAATCAAAATTTTCCTTCGTACAAAATTGAAAGAATTTTTTAAATTTCAATTTGACATAATAATTAATATTTTGGCGGTTTTATTAACATTTGATGTTTAAAACGCCACGTCTTTTTTTTGTATTTTTGTTTTTTAAAATATTCTTTTTATGGCCCAACAAAATTTGCAAGTAAACATCACGGGGGATTCGTCCAAATTAAAAAACGCGTTGAGTTCCGCGAGTTCTCAATTGTCGTCATTTGGTTCAAAAATGCAAAACGTCGGGCGTTCAATGTCCACAAAATTAACGTTGCCTTTAGTTGCCGCGGGGACCGCCGCCACAAAATTGGCATTGGATTTTGACAAGTCAATGACGCAAATTGAATCTTTAGTGGGTATCGCCGGCGACAAAGTCGCGGAAATGGGAACCGTTGCAAAAACAATGGCATTAGAAACCGGACGAAGTGCAAACGAAGCGGCGGAAGCGTTGTTCTTTATTACGTCCGCGGGTTTAAGAGGTTCGGAAGCTACCGAAACATTAAACGCGTCATTAAAGGCCGCCGCGGTTGGATTGGGCGAAACAAAAACAATTGCCGATTTGGCAACGTCGGCAATGAATGCATACGGCGTTGAAAATTTAAACGCAACGGGCGCCACCGACATTTTGGTCGCGTCGGTTCGTGAAGGTAAATTGGAAGCGTCAGAATTAGCCGGCGCAATGGGCGGGGTCATTCCGATTGCGTCAAATATGGGCGTTGGATTTGATGAAGTCGGCGCGGCATTGGCTGCAATGTCAAGAACCGGAACAAACGCCGCGGTTGGTGCAACACAATTAACCGCCATTTTAGCGTCCATAAAAAAACCCACAACACAAAGCGCCGAAGCAATGGTGGCGTTGGGAACGTCGCAAGAACAAATCGCCCAATCATTAGAACAAAAGGGATTAATGCCAACGTTGTTGGATTTATCAGCACGTTTAAAAGCAACGGGAATGGACGCAACGGCAATATTCCCAAACATTCGAGCATTAAAAGGGGTTTTGGATTTAACCGGAAAAGGTGCGGCGGACAATGTTGAAATATTTAACGCGTTAAGTAATACAATGGGCGCAACCGATGAAGCGTTCAACAAAACCGCGGAATCCGCGTCGTTTAAATTTCAACAAGGAATGCAAACAATGAAAACGTCTTTAATGGAAATCGGCCAAAATGTTTTGCCGGCGGTTGTTAAAGCGGTTGAAAGTTTATCCGGATTTATAAAAGGTTTGACCGATAGTTTTAAAAATTTATCGCCACAAACGCAAGATATGATTTTAAAGTTTACGGCAATATTAGCCGCGGCCGGTCCGCTTTTAATTTTGTTCGGTAAACTAATGACGGGCATTTCCGCATTGGGTCCAATTTTAACAATTGCCGCAACCGGTTTTCGAGTATTGACCACGGCAATGGCTGCAAATCCAATCATTGCAATTGCGGGCGCGATTGCGTTGGTTGTTACCGCTTTAAATAAATACACAAAAGCGCAAAAGGAAGCTACAAAAGCAACGGTCGCCGAAATGGACACGAAAGCCATTGACAACCGTTTGAAAGCCGCCGAAGAAGAATTGGCGTATTTAGACACATTAGAAGGCAAACGCCGTTATTCATTAAGCGCCCAAAAAGCAATAAACGAACGTTTAACAAACGAAATTTCTTTATTAAGAGAACGCAAAACGGCAATTGAGGAAAACGCGGCGGCCGAAGCAAAGGCAGCCGAACAACGCCAAGAAATTCAAGAAACTCCGTTTGTTTTGCCACAAGTTACAGTCCCGACACAACAACCACAAACCCGTGGCCAAGTTTCGGCCGTTGGTGGTGGTTTAGAAGCCGAAGGGGTTTCAATGACACCAATAACGGACGCAATAAAAGCCGACACCGCCGGAATTCCCGACGCATTGGCAGAACAATCCGAAGTTTTAAGCGAAGGTCAATTGGCATTTTTAGAACGTGCGGCAGAATTTCAATTAATGGCCGGCGAAATTATGACTTCCGGAATGCAAAACATTGTGACCGGTATGGCCGGCGCGTTGGGTACTGCATTAACCCAAGGCGGTAATTTAATGGGCGCGTTGGGGGGTGTTATTGTTGGCGGTATTGCACAAATAGCCGAAAATTTAGGAAAGGCAGCAATTAAAATTGGTTTGACAATGAAGGCCATAAAATTGGCTTTTAAATCGCCGGCAACGGCAATTGCCGCCGGTATTGCATTAATTGCAATATCAAAAGCGATTCAATCAGTTATTCCGCAAATTGCAAGTGGCGAAGCGACGGCCTTTGCCAATGGTGGTATTGTTAGCGGTCCCACAATGGGATTGGTTGGGGAATATCCAGGCGCGCGACAAAATCCGGAAGTTATAGCACCATTAAACAAACTACAATCAATGATTGGCGGAAATGGTGGTGGAAATGTAAACGTGACCGGTTCGGTTCGTGTTGACGGTCAAGATTTATTGATTGCAATTGAACGCGCCAATGAAACGGCCGGTCGAATCTATTAAAATTAAATTATGGCGTACGGCGTTAAATACCGATTAATTTTTTCGGACGTTTTAGGAAACGGAAAAAAAGTTGAAATACTAAAAAAGGATTACACCGGGGACGTGTTGCCAATGATTGGTGGCGCAAATCCCGTTCAAATTTCGTGGCAATCGTCTGATGATTTTTATAAACCGATTATTGGTTCAAAATGCACGTTGTCGTTGTTGGTTACGGATTCCGTAACTTATGACGATTTTTACAAGTTCGACGAACGCGAATACAAGGTTGTCGTTTCATACGCAAAAAGTCAAGGCGAAATTTTCGCCGACCGGGTTTTAGACGATTCCGGGACCGTTGAATCTTTTGAATGCGTTGACAATGTTTTAAATGATTTTGAAACGATTTCAACATATTATCAAAACCGCGTCATTGATGACGGCGGCGACGTTGAATCGTTGTCGTGTGTGGCGGACGCCATAACCGATGACAATTTTTATCGTTGGGGTGCGTATTGGTCCGGGTTTTTAGTTGTGGACCGCTACAAAGAAAAGTTGACCACAACGCCGTTTGGTATTACAATCAACGCATTTGACGGTTTAGGAACGTTAAATAATTTTAATGGCCCTACATCTTACAACAACAACAATGCGCCGTCGGCGCCGGATAATTTAACAAGGATTCAAGAAATTTTAGACAATTTGGATTTGGATTTGGATATTTATATTGCAACGGATATTGTTTTCAATTTTATCGGAACGAATTATGATTTTGAAGATTATGGCTCATTAAGTGGGTTGTCTGAAATTACCGGCGCCGGAAATATTGTTGACGCAAAAAAACAATTGGAAAATATTTTAAATAATTTTAATTTAAGAATTTATCAAAGTTACAACCGTTGGTATATTGTCGAAGCGTCAAATATTTTTGATTATTACGTTAAAGACCAAATTTATAATGAAGTTCAATCAACGGGCGTTGTTCCAACCGGTATTCGTGAACGTATCACAACACAATTAAACAACACCAAAAAAGAATTTATTGATTTTAGAACATACGACAAAGACGCCACAAGTTTAGGAACCGAACGTTTACCGGTTTTATATGACAACAACAACGAATTAAAAGCCATTAACAATGATTTGGCGCGGGAATATTTGCAACCGGTTTCGGAAGTTGTGTTAAAGTCAAATTTTCCAAAAGTCAGTGTGAGCGGAACGGACGGGTTTGAATATGGTTCTTATGGTTACACTATAATTGATATTTTAGAACCCACATATCCTTTTGACCCAATTGGCCCGGCGGCTGAAATTGCGACGGATGAAATTGCGTTGGGTGGTCGGCGTTCAATGAAATTGACGGATATTGTCCCAACAACGGGTGTTCAACGATGTTTCACAAAAACGTCAACAATAACATTTAGTAAAAATTCATATTCAGATTTTGAAGTTAAAATAAATTATTACGTCAAATTATTGTCGTCAAGTGTGATTGGCATAACAAATAGTTTTCAGTTTCAAATAACAACAAGCGATGACGACGGTTTGAAATATTGGGACGCGGTTGAAAAAGAATTTGTTTCGGGTGTACACACAAACGCAATTCAATCAACAAACATCAATAAATTTGTAGAATATTCCACAAAATTAGATGAACAAGGTTTGAATTTAGACCCGACAGCCACAAGCACATTAATAAGTGTTTACATTTGCAACACGTTAATTTCGTCAAGTGATTACGAAACAACATATTTTGACAATTTCCAAATCAATATTTCAAAAGAAGAAGCAAACACAACAGACCAAAATTTCACGTCTAAATTAACAAACGCCGGAACAAAAACATCAATCAAAGAACGAAAAGATGTTCCGGTAATTTATCCGGCATATTATCGAACCCGTGATAATTACGGGGTTTGGAATGGCGTAAATTTATGGCGTGGTTTAACGGACATTATTAACCAAAACATTGCAAACGATTTCCGCGAGTTTTCAACGCGTTATGAAGGCACGTTCAGAAATTTAAAGGTCCAACCGCTATCAATGCACAATAAGGTTTGGTTTTATTGGACGGGTCAAGAAACCGACCCGCAATCAACGATTATTGACGGCCTAAAATATGACGTTAAAAACGCGGCGTTTAAAATCAAATCACATTTGCCAAACGACGACGACGACGAAAGTATTGACTTTATTATTAACTAAAAACAAACTTTGTTTTGTTTGTCGGCCGCCGTTATTTCTTTATTGATTTGCGGCGGTTTTTTATGGTAATCGTTTTTTTATCTGAAAATAAATTTTTATTTTTGTGGTCAATTTAAAAACGAAAACAATGTTTGAAACACATTTCCAGGGCGAAATGAAGCGCCTAAATTTGAAGCGTTACGACGTTTGTGATTTACTTAATTGCACAATGCCGACGTTGAAATCACGATTAAAAAATCCCGATACATTTACAATTGGCGAAATCATAATTTTGAAAAAAGCCGAATTCGATTTGTCGGGTATTTCCGAAACATTAAACATTTAAAATTCAATTATATGAAAACAATTAACATCAAAGGAAAGGAATATATAACCGTAAACGAGCGGTTAAAATATTTCAGAAGCGAAGCCACGTTTGACGGTTGGCAAATCAAAGAACAATTGGTCCAAATTGACGAAAAGGAAGGTATATTCAAAGTCACAATTTGCGACGACAAAGGCGTTGAAATCGCGTCGGCGCATTCACAAGAATATCGCGATTCGTCGTATATAAATAAAACGTCGTTTGTTGAAAATGGTTTCACGTCCGCGTTGGGCCGTGCGTTGGGTTATTTAGGCATCGGGATTGATACGTCAATCGCGTCCGCTAACGAGGTTCAAAACGCGGTTAAAAATCAAAACAATGACAACAAAAAATGGCTAACGGAAGCGCAATTCAACGCCACGTTAAAGGCCACAAAAGAACAAGCCGAAAAGGTATTGTCCGGCTTTAAAATGAAAAAAGAATACCGGGAACAAATAAAACAAAAGTTTAATATTTAAATTCAATCTTATGAGTTACGAACACAAAAACGGAAACGGAAGTTTATTTAAAAACACCAACAAAACAAGCGAAAACCAACCGGATTATTCGGGGTCTATTAAGTTACAAGACGGCACGAATCAGCAAATCGCGGCGTGGGTAAAAGAAGGCGCAAAAGGCAAGTTCTTTTCGATTAAATTGTCCGACCCGTATGTCAAGCCGGAAGCGGTCCAAACGGCCGAAACAAGCGACGATTTGCCGTTTTAGACGATAAATTGACAAACAAAACGAAAGCGGTTTTCAGATTGGAAGCCGTTTTTTTTTGATTTTTTTTAAAAAAGTTGTTGGAAATTGAAAATATTTTTTTACTTTTGAATTGTTAAATAATAAAACATTAACTAAATTAAACATTATGTATCCATTAAAAACACAAGAAAACAAAGAAGCGGCTAAATTTTTAATTGAAAAAATCAGTAAAGAAATAAACAGAATTTGGAAATTAGAAGTTAAGACAAAAGCCGATTTTAACAGATTCGAATATCTTAAAAGATTAGTGTTAGAATTAGAAACTGAATTCAGCGCATATTAAAACAAAACAATTAACCGGCGGGCCTAAAAAACCCGCCTTTTTAAAACACAATTATATGGAAAACAATTTAGAATTTTTACTTTATCGAATTGGCGCAATGCAAACCCACATCGAAAAGTTGGAAAAGATTATTCAAGAATTAAACGGTCAATTTTTAGTTGACCGAAACATTGACATTAAAAGATTAAGCGAATGAAAACACAATTTGATTCAAACGAGGTTTACCATTCGACACCAGGAATCAGCGCGTCGGGTTTAAAAATGATTCATAAAAAATCGGTTTATCATTTCTTAAATCGAAAGCCATACGAAACCGCGTCAATGGCATTGGGAACGGCCGTTCATTGCGCGATGTTAGAACCGGAAATGTACTACAAAGAATTTCACGTTATGCCTAAAATTGACCGCCGTACAAAAGCGGGAAAAGAGCAATTCGCGATTGAACAAGAAAAGGCCGAAGGCAAAAAAATTGTGGCGTTTGACGACCACGAAAAAATAACTAAAATTTTGGACAATTTCCGCAATCACGATTTGGCCCAAAAATATTGTAAAGGCGAAATCGAATTGTCGCATTATTTAAAACACGACGGTTTGGACGTACGCGTCCGGCCCGATTGTTTGAACCGCGTTGAAAACTTTATTTCAGACGTTAAAACGTGCCAAGACAACGCGCCCGTGGCCTTTAAACGCGACGTTTATAAATACGGCTATCATTTACAAGCGGCTTTTTATTGCGATATGTTAGGCGTTCAGAATTTTAAATTTATTGCCGTCGAAACAAATTATCCGTTTTCGGTTGAGGTTTACACATTAAGCGACGAAATGATTGAACACGGGCGCAACGCGTGGAAACGTGCGTTTGCGGATTGGAAAATTTATTGTGACACCGGCATTGTTTCGGGTTATATTTGGAATAACTTTCACGACGACGGAAGTTTAATTTTGTAAATTATGGAATTAGAATATTTAGTTGAAAAGACAAACAAACATTTCGATTGTGATATCACAATGGACACCCGCCAACGCGAAATCGTTATGGCCCGCGGTGCGTTCTTTTGGCTTGCAAAACACACGACAAACAAATCATTGAAAAAAATCGGCGCGGCGGTTGGTAGGGACCACGCGTCGGTTTTATATAGTTTGGCTAATTTTAGCGATTGGTTGCGATTCGACGAATTCTTTAAGGCCGATTTTGAAGCGCTTAAAATGATTGTTTTGAATCAATACAAGAAAAATCGATTCAATGCCGAAACGTTGGTTTATCGTTACAATTGTTTAGTCATTGAAAATGACATTTTAAAAACTGAAATCAAAAAATTAAAATCGAAGTTGTGAAAAAATATCGTTTCTTTTTTCATTATTACAAGCGTTTCAAATGTATGTCGATTCATTATCGAAATGAATGTTTGCGGGCCGACGATGTCGTTTGCAATGTTCCAATTGAAACAAAATGGAATAAAACACAACCTAATTTGGTTATGCGCGGATTTGCTGAATCCGTTGAAATTAAAAATGGAATTTGTTATATAAATTAAAATCGAAGTTATGAATATAAAAATCAAAGTTGAACCCGCTAAAAAAGACCATTATAAAGTCACGTTTAAAACGTACAAAGACGAATTGACCGGGACATTTGAACGGTCCGAATTACGTTATATCATTCAGAAATTAGACAACGCAATAATTTAATGGCGAACCCCTATCAAAAATATTTAAAAGGCGAAGATAAATTACAACGTGCAATCATCAATTATTTGGAATTCCAATATCCGGACGCCATATTCACGCATCCAATGAATGAAGGTAAACGTTCGCCATTTGAACAATACAAAATGAAGTATTTAGGCGCAAAACCCGGAATTCCGGATTTACTTATATTTACACCAAACGCCGTTTTTAGCGGTTTAGCGGTCGAATTAAAATATAAATATAACAAACCCACGGACAACCAAAAAAAGTGGCTTAAATGGCTTGAAAATTGCAATTGGGCCGTTTATTGGACCAATGATTTCGACGATTGCGTCGAATTGATTGACAAATACTTTAAAAATGAATTAAAAAACCAACCAAAAAAATGAAATATCAAACAATCTATTTTGACCCCGACAATCAAAAAATCCGTTGGACCCAAACGTCCCCGGACAATTTGGCCGTGACTTATGAATATGTGGGTAAATCAACCCGCGTTGAATTCGATTTGCTCGTTGAATTACTTTGGTATAAATACGAGGACGACGACATACCATTGGACCAATTAAAGCGCATATTTGACGAATTGCGTTCGTTTTGTGATGACTTAAAATATAATTTGATTTTGTAAAAAATCGGTTTAATTTTGACAGAATGGAAAACAAACGAAATTATTACGCCGTAATCCCGGCGCCGGTTCGATACTCTAAAAACTTAAAAGCAAACGAAAAATTAATGTTTGGCGAATTGACATCATTGACCAATGAAAAGGGTTTTTGTTACGCGTCAAACGAATATTTCGCCACCCTTTACGGGGTTTCAAAAACGTCGATTTCCAAGTGGATTTCGAATCTCGAAAAGAATAAATTTATCAAAATCAAAATGGTATATCAACGCGGCACAAAACAAATAAAAGAACGCCGGATTTACATTGCACCCCTATTGAAGAAAAGTTCAATACCTATTGAAGAAAAGTTAAATACCCCTATTGAAGAAAAGTTAAAGGTAAATATATATAACAAACTAAATAATAAAGAAAAGAATAATACCACGAAATCAAAAAAGCGCCAATTTGACCCAAATATTGAAAACGCTTTTCCGCATTTCGCGGCTTTATTTCCTTTAAAATATAGGCCCAAAACCGACGCCCAAACAAACAAATGGTTGGATTGTTTGGATAAGTTGCAACGGCTCGACGGTTACGATTTACGGGACGTTTATAAAGTGGCTAAAAATTTACGCAATGACGAATTTTGGTCCAACAATTTTTTGTCCATTTTGAAGTTTAGAAACAACGACAAAAACGGTATAAAATACATTGACCGATTTATGGTCCAACACAAAGCCAAACAAAAACCGGTTGGCTTTACAAAAATAAAAGGGTTAAAAGAATTTTTTGTGTACAGAAATCCGGCAAGCGGTCAAAAAGAAATAGGCGCCAAAACTAAAAATGGCGACATTAACGAATTTCAAATCCGTGGTTTAATGATGACAAACGAGTTCCAAGAATTAAAAAAATTCGTTTTAAATGGTTTATAAAAAATACAAAATATCAACCCAATTGAAAAACGACGTTTGGGCGTTTTTTGATAATTATAAAATAGAAAACAAAATTTGGGGTTCGGGAAATAAGGAACAACAATTCGTTGGAATCATTGGCGAAATAATGGTCAAAATGTTGTTTGGAATCAAACACGAATGGAAAAAAGAATTTGACGGCGGTTTTGATTTTCAGTTCAAAGGACATAAAATCGACGTTAAAACAATGACCCGGACCGTTGACGTTCGCGACGATTTTGTAAACAATTTAATTAAAAACCAAATTGATTTTGATTGCGACATTTATATTTTTTGTTCACTAAACAAACGCAAAAATGAATTAACAATTTGCGGTTATATCAGCAAAAAAGAATTGTTGGAATTAGCGGTTTTATATAAACAAGGGACGGTCCGTCGGCGTTCAAATGGAACAACGTTCAAAATGAAAAATGACGTTTACGAGATAGAAAACAACAAATTAAAGAACATCGAAAAATTATTTTATTATTTACCAAAATATGAAAGCAATTTTTTAAATTAGCCAACAGAAAACAAAAACACAATGAAAACATTTCACGATTTCGGAATCGATGTCGGCAATAAATCGACCGGCAAAATCAAAACACAATGCCCAAAATGCAGTCCAACGCGTAAAAATAAACGCGACAAATGTTTGTCCGTTGACATTGACAAAGGTTTGTTTAATTGTCACAATTGCGGTTGGTCCGGCACGACAAAATTTGAACAAAAAAAGGAATTTATAAAACCCGAACCAATCAAAATAAATTTAACCGACCGCGTGATTAAATGGTTCGGCGAACGCGGTATTTCCGAACCCACATTGCAACATTGGAAAATTGGCGAATCATTGGAATATTTCCCGCAAGTCGGAAGAAAACGCCGAGCAATTAATTTTAATTATTACCGCGACAATGAATTGGTCAACGTTAAATTTCGCGACGGTCAAAAGAATTTCAAAATGGTATCGGGCGCCGAATTGATTTTTTACGGTTTGGACAATATCCAAACAATGAATAAAATTTTTATTGTGGAAGGCGAAATCGACGCGTTAAGTTTGCACGAAGCCGGGATTTATTCCGTTTGTTCCGTACCAAATGGCGCGTCAAAAGGCAATCAACGATTGGAATATTTAGACAATTGTTTTGAGTATTTTAAAGACAAAAATGAAATCATTCTTTGCACCGACAACGATTCGCCAGGAATCCAATTGCGTAAAGAATTGGCCCGACGGTTTGGCGCCTATCGTTGCAAATACGTTGATTTCGGCGCGTTTAAAGACGCCAACGAGATATTGACAACAAAAGGGGCCGAAGCATTGCGAAACGTCATTAAAACGGCTAAAAACTTTCCATTGGAAGGCGTGTTGAATATTGACAACATTTGGGATTCCGTTTTGAATTATAACGAAAACGGCGTGACTAACTATTCTATTGGGTTACCAAACGCCGATAATTATTTCAAAATGGCGTTGGGCGAATGGTCCGTTGTGACGGGGATTCCCAATTCGGGAAAATCCGATGTAATGGACCAAATATGTTGTAATTTAGCGACACGATACAATTTTCGTTGTGCGATGTTTGCGCCTGAATCATTCCCATATGAAGGCCACATCAAACGAATTGCCAACAAATTAAACGAAACCAATTGCAACAATGAACAATTGAATCAAACAAAAGATTTTATCCAAGACAATTTCTTTTGGGTCAAAATAGATTTGGAAAATCTAACTTTAAAAGGCATTTTAAACGCGTTTAAAGAATTAGTATTTCAAAAAGGAATAAATGTTTGTGTGATTGACCCGTGGAATATGTTGGACCATTCAGCGCAACGGGACCATTCCTACATTGGCCGCGCATTGTCTGAAATAACGCAATTTTGCCAACAGACCAACACACATTTGTTTTTAGTGGCGCACCCGCGAAAAATAGAATCCGAAAACGGAAAATATAAAAAACCAACCCTTTACGACATTAGCGGTTCCGCCGATTTTTTCAATAAGGCCTACAACGGTTTGATTGTGTATCGCTGCATTGGCGAACGTACAAAGTACAAATCGGACGTTGTTAAAATATACATTGAAAAGGTTAAGCGAAAAGAAAACGGCCAATTGGGCGATTTTGATATTGCACCGGATTTTAAGAATGGCGGGATTTACAAAGACATTGATTTGGAATCTAAAAAATTTGAAGTTATAACCGACGATTTACCCTTTTGATTATGGCGAAAATATTACAACCGACAGACAAACACCGGACCGCGGTTCAATGGTGTATTAAAAACGACATCAAGGTTTCAGTACACCCAACGTTGAAAGGTTTGAAAGTATTAATCGACGACCGCGGCAAAAAATTATTGTCCCCACAAACGTACACCAAGAGCGAAGCCAACAATAAGTGTTGGGAATTATATTTGTATATTTACAACAAAAATTTTAATAAATATGAAACTAAATTTTAATACAATTATTTATCCGATTTACGGCCTTTTGTTAGGCATTAACTATTGGGATTCAGAAATGGACCACGTCGTCGTTAACGGCGAAATTGAGGGTCAAACCGAACATTGTTTGGAAATTCATTTGTTTTTTGTTGGGATTTCTTTTGCGTGGGCAACAGATAACAAATAAAAGTTTTCGTAAAATTTTCGTAATTTTTTAAAAAATATTTTCAATTTGTGTTTGTAATTGAAAAAATTTTTTTACATTTGTAGTGTAAACAAAAACAAACAGTTATGACAATCGTAGAAAAAATAGAAAAGCTAAAAAACAAGTTAAGCACAGTTAGAAGTAACAGTGAGTATAACAAAGTAGAAAAGCAAATTCTTAAATTAGCTAAACAATTTAATAACCAAAACCACGAAGAAAGATTCTTCATTTACGAAAACACCGTTTACGGATTACAAAAAAATCCTAATCACTTTAACGATGCATATTATGGCACTAATACTAACAATTGGGACAGTAAACTTTAAATAATAAAACAAAAAAAAAAC